TACCTGTCACCTTGCATTGAGGTTTTTGGCACTCTTTGTTTTCCCAATTTTCGTGCAGCTGGCACGGGTATCGCACCCAGCCTTGATAACCACACCCGGCAAGGCTTGATGAAAGGATCAAAGCCAAGCCTGCCGCGCGTAGTTTCGGGATCATTTCCCCGTTGATCCGAAAGCTTTGTCAGCTGGATTCAGCCAACGCAAAACGACAGGCACAACAGCTGCCACGCCACCCATTGCCATTGCCTTGAGATCGCCTCCAGCCATGTACACAGCCAATGCGGCTGCGATGTATGAGCGACCCCATGAGGCCGCGATTGCTTTTGCTTGATCCATCATTTTTCTCCTTTTGGTCGATCCGGTAAATCACCGGAAAATGGCTCATAAGTTGGCCGGCCATAACCGACAACAAATGAGCGTGCTCCCAAAGTTCGTGATTTGACCATGACTTCTCCACCATTGCGTTGATCGCCACCGCGTGATGTATTGCCTTCAATTGTCACGATCTGTTTTTCTGAACAGCGAATTACCAAGCCAATGTGATTGATTGTTTCTTTGTCATCGATGATGAAGTCAAAGAAAACAAAATCACCAATCTTTGGTGTGGTGTGCCATTGCTTGGCTTTTTTAAATGCCTCTGCTCCAGCTCTTGTGCTGACAACATTTGGCACTTTCACACCACTTTCTGAGGCACACCAATTCAAGAAACTTCCGCACCAAGGCAATTTATCGGCTTTCATAAATTTGCCGTACTTTGTCTCATTGTTGCCGATTTCAGCTGTGCCCACCTCAGCGAGCGCGACCTGAATTAAACGCGGCAATGTGCCTTGTGGAAATGTCATGACAGCAACAAAGACGCTTCTGATTCGGTGATTCCGAGTTTTTCAAGCAACGCTGCTCTATCGGCTGCCTTTGCTGCTTCGGCTGTTTCCCGTAATGCTTGATCTGCCTTGTCGGCTTCCCATTGCGCCAATTCTTCGGCGTTCATAGCGCGTTCAATTTCTTCGCCAGTTTCAACATTAACAAATTTGATTGTTGTCATTATTTAACTCCGTATAAATAGATTGTTCCACCATTAAAAGTTCGGCTTCCATAACTGTCTAAGATAGTTAATGAAGTTACGGCCGCATTGTTAGCGTCATAATCGTTTATACCGCCAACGCCTGTAACAAACTCGGGACTTCCTCCCGACTCCAATGAACCATAATATTTGACTGCATTAGTTTTTCCATAATAGTAATTATCTATCTCGACACAAAGATTGTTTTTCAAATCAGAATAATTCACAGTTGGTCCATTCATTCTAATTGAAGTATAATCTGGATTTGTTGTTACTGTCGCTGTACCAGCAACCACCGCGGAATAAGCATAGGAAGCTGTTGTCACACCATTTATTCTTAGTGAAAGTATTTGAGAACCTGCAACTGTATTTGTTGCACCTGAAATATACATAACGAGTTTTTGATAAGTTTGTGGTATCGATGACAAAGTAACAGAAGTGCCACTTAATGCAGTTGTTGAAATTAAGGTCATTCCACCGCTTGCAGGCGTTGCCCATTTTAAGCCTGTTGCGGTTGTTGAATCAGCGGTCAAAACTGTGTCATTTGCACCAACCGCCAAGCGCGCCGGGGTTGATCCAGCTGATGCCGCGTAAATGTCACCTTTGGTCGTTAGCGTTGCCTTTTGCGTTGCCGCATCGGCATTGGTTTTCATTTGGGTATCGACAGCCTGACCAAATACCTCAAAATCCGCTGGCAAATCCGTGACCAAATCTGTCGATGTGGGCATTTGGAAATTGTAATTACTTGTGGGATTGCTCATGTTTTCTCCTTACGCCACAATCGTGGCATTTGCCCAATCCAAAGTTGGATTGATTGTGCTCCATGTTTCTGTCACCGGTACATCGCTCCATTTCATGGCTTGCAATGAAAATGCAATCGGTGACAAAATCATAGAAACGCTGACCTCATTGTATCGAGCAGAAAATGTCCAGCCTTCAACGAAACCCAGATAATCGCCGGAACTCATATTGAGTGGCAGATCGGAAATCTCCAGCGGCATACCCATGAAAACGCCAATTAAGGCATCGCGGTCAGCATCATCAAGCTCAGGATTGGTCAGCTCAAATGTAATGTTGTTGAAATTGAATTGCGGATAAGCTCGTAAGCTTAAATAAAAATCGGCTTGATCCTCGGCATCGGCAGCATTGTGCAATGTGGTGGTGATGATCTGTGCGAGTTGGCCATACAAGCCAATTGATGTGGCATCGCTAGCTGATTTTTCTGACGATGATGTTGCACCATATTGGAGCGTGATTGAGTTGCGAACATCGCCTGCGCGCTGCTGGATGCTTAAGCCAGATCCCAAAGCGTGGTTGGCTGTCAGCTCGACATAACCATTTGTGGCTAAGTAAGTGGATCGATGTGTACTGCTTGCATACCCGATTTGCCCCGTGCCGGATTCGTAAATATAACCCAATCCGGATGTGGCTAAAGCTGATACCAATGAATAAACATCCGTGCGAGAGCTTGATCGCGCTGCCAGCTCGTAATTGCCCGGCCGATCAATTTCACCCAATCCTGAATTTTGAGCATTTGCCCAGGTGATTGTCGGGTCATAGGTTGCCCATGTCAAAGCTTGTGGCACTTCTTGCCATGAATCAAAAAGCAATGGAAATAAAACATCATAAATTTGATCGCCATCAAAATCTTTTGAAAGCACGCCATCGGTCAATGCTTTTGGCAATCTAGCCAAAGCACCCAAAGCAATGATGTTGATGCGCTGTGCATAATCTACGCTGCCAACCTCGGCCACGGCAATGCCAACCTCAACCACCGATCCGCCAAAAATTGGCACAAATGTGGCTGTCGAATCTTGAAGCTCGATGGTAAGCGAATCATTGATCTGAATTGGCACATTGGATTGATTAAGATTGATAATTTCAAGATTTGTGTAACCGGCTTGTGCTTGCTCATAAATGTTTGTGCGCCCGCTAGTAATGGTCAGATTGGCCAAAATAGCCGTTTGATATTGCACACCACCAATGATTACGCGCCATACAGGATTAAAAACTGTCATCTCACACCTTGAATTGCGGCCCCACCACTTGTGCCACGATAAAATGAATTATTGAGCGTATCCACAATCGTGCGAGCTGTGCCTTCACTATCCATTGCACCATTGACAGTCAAATTGATGGTTGGAGGATTTGAAGCGGCCATAATGCCAGCCAAAGAATTTGTATTGACGCCCGATGTACCGGCCCAAAATGGGCGATTTGATGCAGCTTCAATGCCTGCCAAAGTTGTTGTGCCACTTGTAAAATTATCAAATGCGCCGGCAATGTCTGTGACCACTTGACCAGCTCTTTGCGTAACTGTGGCTGCATTTGCAACCACATTTGTAATTGCGTTGTTGGCAGCGTTTGTGGTTGTTGGTGTTGTTGTGGTTGTTGTTCGTGGCGTTGTGGTTGTTGTTCGTGGCGTTGTGGTTGTTGTCGTTGTTGAATCGCTAGGCCCAAAACCTGTTGAAAATGGAATTGAACCTGTTGATGGAGCATTATCTGTCGCATCTGATCCATCAAAAATTCGTGAAGCTGCATAAATTGCCCCAGCGATTGCTGCCGCGCTTGCTAAACCCAGCAATGGATTTGCGGCAAAACGAGCTGCAATTGCAGCTGCCAAAGCTGTATTTCTAAGAGCTGCATAAGCCACAGTCAATGATCTAATCAATGCAATTGTGGCTGCGACTCCGGCTGCAATCCTATTTGCTAAAAATATGGTTCCAATTATGCCGGCCACAATTAAAAGCTCATCTTTAAATTCAATTATCGTGTCAATCAATCCTCTGACTTTCTTTCCCCACGCAATTGCAGATATTTGTGATTCGCTCAAACCTGTCGTAAGTCCATCTTGACCTGTTAGCCCATCAACAAAGCTTTGAACAACAGGCACGACATCTGTGAGAATAAAGCTTGTCAATTCTTGAATCACGGGCAATAAAGCTGCTCCGATTTGCTCTTGAATTTCATCGCCGGCGATTTTGATCCGGGCAAAAGCGGCCTCTGTGCTTAAAGCTTCATTAGCTGCAAAACCGCCAAAAGTATCCGTCAGCGTGTTAAAAACTAGATCAAAATCTTTGGATTTGAGAATCGATGCATCGATGCCTAGACCGAGACGGCCGAGCGCGTTAAGGTTGCCATCGTAGGCTTTGCCAAGCGCATTTGCCACAGCTTCCAAAGGCTTGCCTGTTGCAGCTGAAACATCCAATGCAAGATTGAGCAGCTTTTGAGCTTCCTCAACATCTTTTGTTGATCTGACCAATCGCCCAAATGCCGGTCGTAATTGATCATCGGTAATGCCAATTGCAAGGCTTGTAGTGCTGATGTATTTTTCAACACCGGCAATTTGTGCGGCCGTTGCATTTGTGGTGTTTTCAATTGTAAGTGCAAGATTGCGCTGTGCCTTTTCATCGGCTGCCGCATTTTCAATGGCTTGCTTTGCATAAGCTCCAATGGCGGCACCGGCCGCTGCAAAAGCCAATGCAGCTTTTTTGCCAAAAGCCTCAAATTGATCGCCAAGAGTTTTGGTATCAGTACCGGCTTTGCCAATGTTTTTTGTAAAATCTGCAACCTCGGCCAGTAAGGCCAGCTTTAAGGTTCTGGATTGTCCGGCCATGTCACCACTCCTTCAAAATGCGGTCAAAAGCGTTGAGCCATTGACCAATCAAATGAGGCTGTTCAGCTCTTAATGTTGGATAAATAAACCATCCGCGTGATCCACGGCCTTCACGACCTGACCACAACGGAAATTGCTTGAATTTGTTTGATCCGAATTCGTAGCCGCCCCAAAGCTGTTGGGTAGTGCCGCCACCGCTGAATTTTTGCGAAACAAAGCCAAAAGATATCTCACCAATCTTTGATGATTTACTCACACGCGATCCTTGTGCAATCCTCGATGCAGCTTGATTTGGCCGGTTGCCAGCTGCGGCAATGATTTTTGATTGCAGATAAGTAGCCAAGCCATTGCTGACATCTTTGGCTTGTGCCACGGCTTGCTCATCCATAGCCTTGAAAGCCGACAAAACGGATCGCAATTCTTGCCTGTTAAATGCGACCGCCTCATCCGCCATTTCTTATCTCCAAAATCTCGATTGCCGTTAGTAAATCCTCAGCTGTTTTGAATTCGCTGATCGGTTGGCCACTTACAATGGCCACCTCCCACAAAATTCGATTTATGCTTCCGGCTTTGTAACTTTTGGGCTTGCATCACCGACATTGATATCAGCGACAGTCTCACACCAAATTTCATAAGGCTTTACAGGTTTTCCAGCTGCTTCACGCTTCATTGCGTGATATGCCAAAAACAACAGATCGGACACGCCCATTTTGTCTTGTGCTTGTCCAATGGTGTTGCCTGTTTTGTTTTCCCATTTTGCCCACTCTGCTGGATGTGCAATGTATGTTTCAGCATTGCCATCCGTGTATTCGATTGTGATTGGTAGTTTCATGCTCCCGACTCCTTTTTGATTAGCTGATTGTTAGAATTGGTGTTGTGACACAGGTAAATTCTAATGAAACTGTTTGTGCATCCGGTGCTGTACCGCCTGCGCTTGGCAAAATTGGCTGAACATCAAACGCAAATGATGCGCCTGAATCTGCCCCAAAGATTACAGACAAGCCAGTATTTGGTGCGCTCGTTGCCGCTGTCCATAGTTCCTCGCAAAGTGAATTTGCTGCGCCCCAGTCTGCGAGCATTTCAACAGCAAATGTGCCTTGCGTATCAGTAGTAAAATACGCCTTGCCATCCAATGTTTGATATGTGTTGATCGTTGAATCGACTGTCAAAGTCGCTGATGTAGCTTGAGCATCAAAATTATCACCAGCAATGGTGAAAGTGATGTCTCTGCCCGTGATGATTGTTGTTGGCATGATTTCTCCTTAGTTGGTGTAATAGGTGCTGACTTGTAAATCGGCTGTAAGGTATTTACCTGCACCGACTTCCAATGGTTGTGGTTGATTGACATTGCCCACGACATAGCCGTTGGGCATTGCGCTGATGATGCTGATCATCAATGTTTCAAGATTGTCCAAAGCTGCGGCATTGTTGGCATAACCGACAACACCGGTCACAGTCAGATTCACTCTGACTTTTGTGGTTGATCCATTGATCAAAACGCTTTCAAGATATGGTGCATCCGGGATTAAACATATGCTTGGAGATGTCATTGTCTCTGGGATGCCGTTATACACATTGGCAGCAATGCCTGAAAGTGCTGTTTTCAATGGTGTGCGGATTGCTGATTCGATGCTCATTGACACATCGTTTCAACATCTAAAAATGGCCCGAGTAGACCGATCACTCTGTTGCTGAGACTCCGGCCTAAAATGAACGGGCTCGGCTGAAAATTATCTGACATGATTTGGTTGCCGGGAGCTGTAATGCTCTGGAAAATTTCAACCGCCACAACCAAAATTGCATTTTCAATTGGTGGTGTCGATGCGTACAAAGCCGCTGCTGATCCACCACTTAATGTCGCTGTTGCCGCTGGAATAAACGGCAATGGATATGTTCGATCAGCTGCCGCTGTTGCAGCTGTAAAAGTGTAAGGCTCAATCCGATCATCGGTGACTGTATAGGTCGCGTTGTAAGCTCCGGCCCCGGTAACAACAACAGATTGACCCGGCACAAAATAATTTGGCCGCATTGTGGTGAAATAAATGACGGAATCACTCACATTGGCAAAAGTCACCGATGATTGGTATTGCGTAAGTAAAGGCAAAATCGTTTGCTCAGCCGAATCTATGTAAGAATCCAATTGAGCATCACTATACAAAGAAACCGAGACACCAAGAATTGACCTCAGCTGTGAGGCTGTGACTATTGCTGGCATCTCGGTTCCTTTCGTGTCAGTAGCGTTCGGGAGCGACCGCTACCGATAGTGATTTATGGGAGGTTATTAAATTGTGCGCCGTTTGGCACCTTGGCAGCTAATGCGCCGTAGCCGTAGTAAAGGATGTCAATTGTTCCATCGCTGTTGATATTGCTGCGTAGCGTAAAGCGTGGTGACTCATACCATGTGTAAGAATCTGGATTGACAACGACCATTGAAGAATCGGCATCAGCTGATGTTGTACCAGCGTTTCCAAATGAGCGTGAAACATAAAGATTCAGACCCGGTGAAACTACACCGCGCAATGAATCGCCTCGGACATTTCCTGCCTGATTGCTAGGTTGTGCCGCATTGTATAGCGGTGTGCCATTGTCGTTGTATCCCATGATGTTGCCCCATTGTGTTGGTGAAACGATCAATGAGCGAGCGAAACCAAGTGATGCGCCATAAACAGCTGCGGCTGCCTTAGATGTGTATCCAAGGAATCCGGTTGCTGAATTTGCTGCCTGTGCTGTTGTAGTCGTAACTGCCGCCTGCATTGCTGCAAGTGCATATTCATCAGTCTCTTTTGCATACGCAAATTCAAGATTTTGGAGCAAAGCTGTTAGGTACTCTGGACGGCTGCGATCGATGAGCTCAACTGTTGAAATTGCACGGCCTTTGAAAGGCTGAACAGATACAGAAAGAAATGTTGCAGATAGTGATGATTCTGCAATTGCATCGTTCTCATTGATTGGCAATACTGTTGGCACAGCGGTGACTTTTGGCAATTCAAAGGTCATACCTTCGGCAACTAAAGTTTCACGGCTGATGCCATCAATTGTGCCACGATCAGCATTTGCAAGTGCATTGATAACCTGTGTGCTTTGTGGTGTTGGAATCATGCCGGGTGCGGTTGATGTTGTGTTATCAGCTGCCTTTACATACTGGCGTGAATCTTCATCATGCAAAACGCTCGCGCGTAGGTAGTGCTCAAGATATGAAACCTTGTCCACAATTGGTGAGCGTGGTGCTGTGTAATATGCTGGGCGTGATGCCTGCACAGGTGCGACTTCTGGAGCTGCTACCGGTTCAACGGCAGGAGCTACTGGTTCGGTAGTGTTGTCCATCTTGTCTCCTTCATTTGGGTTTGTTGTCTCTGTAACTGTTTCAGTTTCAGAATCCTCTGATGCGGCTACCTCGGAAACGCGTGCAGATCGCACGGCTGGTTCAGTAACCAAAGCGACAGCTGTGAGCTGTCCATTGAGCACCTTCATGGTGCCATCCTTTTGCATTTCGTAATTGTCCACGGCCAATTCAATTGAGAATCCATCGCGTAAGCCTTCCATTGCCTCTGTAAGTGCATCTGTTCCAGCTGTTGTGTTAGCGATTTTGAAAGTCGCTGTCATTTCTTTGTCATTTACAGACATGGCAACGCTGCGCCCAATTCTGCGTGTGTTGTCATGCTCAAGATTTAAAAAAACATCATTTGGCTGAATTGATCCACGAGCAAAAACAACTTTGCCGGTTGATGCATTTGCGTGCTCATTAAAAGCAACGATGCGACCGGTGATTGTGCGTGAATCGGAATCAGCTGCCGTGATTTGCATTGGTGTTGTTAGCTTCATGAGATCATGTCCTCCATTTGTCGAATTTCATCGGTGGTGATCGCGCCGATTTCAAATAAAATCTTGTAAATATCTGCACGCTCTTTTTCTGATCCGCGCAAATACGCTTTCAAATCAAATTCCACGCGCTGTGTTGATGGCGTAAAATCTGGCATGGATAACCTGCTGCTAATGCTGTTCATCAGCGGCAGCAATGAGAAATCCAAAAGAGTTTGACGCGCCGTTTGGGCGTTTGCATATGTCATGGATGATCCAGTCGGCGCATCAATAAAGTATGCCGGAATTCCCACGGCTCTTGCTAATTCGGTGGCAATGATTTCGCGTGCAGCGTTCAAGCCGATTTGCTCCGGTGTAAATCCAACTGTTGTTAATTCAACATCGGCATTGAGAAACGCCGTGCCGCGATTTCTACGAGCTGCGCCCCATGCATCCAAAAGTTTTGCAATGCGATCAGCTGGCAATGCTGTTCCATTTGATTTCAAAACCATCGATGGCACAGGTTCGCGTGCATACATTGCGGCAGCTCTCTCAAGCTCTGCACCTGCACGGATTGTGCGACCTGCGCGATTCAGTAATCCTTCATCGTTGCCATAAAACACGACAAGTGATCCGACACCGGACATTGGCACACGCGATCCATCGACTGTGTAATACTCAATTTGCGTGCCGATTGAATTTAAGAAAACGCCAACGCGATTTGGTGCAACTCGCCACATTTGGCGCACGCGGCCGGTGTCGGCAAATAGATCAATCACTTGAAAATAACTAAACCCCGTAAAAAGTAAATCCTCACACGCCCACACCCATGATGCTGCTCCTGGTACCCGTTTGTCCGGATCGGAAATGACAACAGGTTGATCAACAATTTGGCCTGTGTCTTTATCGCGTGTAATCAAAGGAATCGTGGCAATCGAATTGCAAATCATGTTTCGTGCGCGAGCGATTGCCGGCACACTCATTGCTTCCTCACGGCTTGCAATGTAATCGGCTCCACCAAATGGAAAAAATGCATCGAGTGTTGGAGCCGGGCCGATCTGTGCAGCTATGTCAGCACCGCGCGATTGCACGACTGTTTCAATGGTGCGCTTTCGGTCAAATAATCCCATGAGAGTATTTTCTCAAAATGTCAAGCATCAACCCACTAAAATGTCGATTTCGTTTTCTGGGCGTGTCGCAAAGTGTGTACAAAGCGCGGCTGCTACGGCAGCGGTCACGCTGGTCTGTGAGGCTCGCCTTCCTATAACCCAGCCGCCATCGCCTCTGCGCAATTGCACAGCTGAAAGCATTTGCTCTGTCAGCGATGATTGATTTCTGTGTTTGAGTCTGCCCGAATTGATCGCTCCCAAAAGCTCATCGCAACTTTGTGGATAATCGCTGTCCATGTCATGGATCGGGATGCCGGCCGGCTGCATACGCGCGGCAACGGCTCCGGTTGTGCGCCTTGAGTAAAGCAAATACTCAATTGGATATTTGCGGCAATATGAGGCTGCATCATTGGCAATTGCTCGATCATCAAGCTGGATTGTGTTTTCCCATGTATGCAACAGCTTGATCACAAAAGTCTCTGATCCGAGTTTTTGGGCCCCAACTAATGAGGCGTGTTTTCTGTCCGGTGAAATATCAATCGCCATCCATGTGAGCTTGTCCTCATCAAGATCAACCGACTCATCGCCACAAGCTTGCCACTCTTTGGCACCAATTACGCTTGAGATTGTCTGCACCCAACGATTCAGAACCTCAGTCATAACAACATCCGGTGGATCATTGAAAACGGCACGGATGTTGTCCGGGTGGATTGTTATGTTGAGACCGGGATTGGCGAAAGCCGCATTTTTCAATGAAATCTCATCAGTCGGTGCTGACCACTCAAAATAGCCCACATCATCGCTTGCACCACTAGCTGCGGCCAATCCGCGCTCGCGCAATTGGTTCAAAACTATTGAGTGAGAATCACCGGCCGTGCTAAAGCAATTTACCTGTGGATTTTTTGCAGCCATTAATGTATATCGCATTGAGGCAAATGTCTCCATGTCATGCATTTCCCGGATTTCATCCATGTGTACAGTTTCGGGTTTACTCAATCCACGAGCTGCCGACCCACCGGCCTTGATGATGAAACGATTGCCTTTAAGCGTTTGAATTTCTTCGGCTCCATGTTGCCAGCGGATGCGTTTGACCTGATTGGCCAAATCGGCATTTTCCTCGATGATCTGCACAATGGCTCGAAATTGCTCGAGCGATGTGACCAATCTGTGAGCTGTGGAAACTTGCAACGATTCATCCCAATGAAAAAGACCCATCATGATCCGGGCCATCATGTAAGTGCTCTTGCCATTTTGCCGGGCAACGGATGCAACTGTTACCGGATGTTTGTAGCGGCCATCGCTTTTGATTTTCAAGCTGTGCTCGGCCAGCCATTTTTGCCATGGCATAAAACCGCCCGGGATGATCTGATCGGCGAAATCAATCAATTCAAAGCCGCGTGATGGCAAATCATTGAGTGGTGAGTGGATTCGTGGAGCTGTTACCGGCAAAAAAACCGATGTGAGCCGATCTGAGCCTGTTTCAGCCGTATGTCCACCAATGATGACCTGATCATCACTAATCATGACTTATCGATTCGTTTTGGGGTATAAACAGGCCATGGAGAGTCGGGGGTGTTCCGTCCGTTTCAAAAAAACGCCCACCTTTGCTCAAATTGCACTTTTGGCACAATTGCCTCAAATTCCAGATTTCATCGCCTCCACCTAAACGCTTTGGAATTACATGATCAATATGCATTTGGCCTTCTGTCTGGCCACATTGCTGACAACATCGATCGCGTTTCAATACAGCTTCTCTGATCTTACGCCAACGGCTTGTGCTCCCACCTTTCCACGCTCTTGACATCAATGCCACCCATGCTTTCGCCAATGAGCTAATGCGCCATTGCATATCTTGCCTTGATATCTGTGATCGATATATCGCAATGTCCAATCAATCATGCGATAGCCATCGAGGTTGCGATACTTAGTGTTGCGCATCTGACCCAATCCAAAGTGATTGCCATTGGGATTGATTGCTTCCACACGCCAATTGGATTCCTTTGTAATCAATATGTCAAAGCACTTCATCTCTTTCCAATTAACGATGCGAGAGTGTGCATATAGCTTCAATGAATCAATTGATGGTTTCTTTGTTGCATCTTGTGTGGCCTGTGCCGGTGTTGCTGATGCAATACATAGCCCGGCCAATAGCACCAAGCATCGCTTGCGAGCTATCCGCCTCAGCGGCTCGCCCACGAGCATGGAGCGTACCGAACCACGCAAATACATTGCAACATTGAGCGTGCTGTTGGGCGTTGCGCACAGCCTGTGGATGATGCCTGTGGATAACTTATTCACAATGACATCTCATCAATTCGAGCATCATCAACGATTTTGATGCCAAATGTGCCACAGCTCATGCATTGTGCAAACCACTCATGCTCTGTTAGCTCTGCACCTTTCTTAAGTCCATGCCGTTGTTTTGGTTTTCCATACAGCTTCGAACAGATTGAACAATCAAATTGAAGGATGTGCATAATTGCTCCGCATCAATGTCTCGATTGGTTGAAGGTTGATTTGTGGCACGCTCCAATTGTTTTGTGATGCGTTTCGATAGCGTGGTTTTTTGGCCACAGCCACCGGCATCCACCCAACAATGTGCATCTTTGGTGCGTTGCCCGTGACCAATACAGCGATGTCACGATCAT